TTATCGTGTATTTAGAAAAAAAGAAACTGTTGAAGATTTATATGAAGATGATGGTGGAGGATATGCAGGAGATATGTCTAGTCCTGCTGGTGCAAAAGACTATGAACTAGCAGAATCAGGTAGTTTTTCTCTTGGTGAAATACCATTAGTTACTGTTTATTCTGGAAAAGTTGAAAATTTAGTAAGTAAACCACCTTTACTTGATATTGCATATTTAAATCTTGCACATTTTCAAAGACAAGCTGATTTAATTCATAGTTTGCACGTTGCATCTCAACCAATGCTTGTAATGGAAGGATATGACGATCAGACAAAAGATCTTGCTGTAAGTGTTAACTATGCAATGGCTACTCAACCTGGAAATAAAATTTATTATGTAGAACCAGCTTCTAGTGCTTTTGATGCTCAATCTGCTGAGATAAAAGAATTACAAATGCAAATGGCTACCTTGGGAATATCTACTTTAAGTCAACAGAAGTTTGTAGCAGAATCTGCTGATGCAAGAAGGTTAGATCGTGTTGATACTAATTCTATGCTTGCAATGGTTTCTATGGAACTTGAGCAAAAGCTACAGAAAGCATTTAATTTATCTGCTCAGTATGTAGGAATTGAACCACCAGAAGTCAAAATCAGTAGAGATTTTGATATTGAAAGATTGATTGGTCAAGATATTACAGCATTAACATCACTCTTTGATCAACAGGTAATAGATAGAGAAGAATTTAGAGACATTTTAGTACAGGGAGAAGTGCTACCTTCAGCTAATGAAGCCAAATCTGAATAGTTTGATAAACTAAAGAGCAAGTACATATTTAATTATGGGCAAACACATAGATTACGTTCAGCAAGCTGACGGAACTTACAAGTGGGAACTAACAGAGATTCCTGCTGTAAAATCCACTCCTGTTGAAACAACAAAACCAGAAGCTAAAAAAAAGCCTTCTAAAAAAAAATCCACTAACATCCTATCTGAATAATTCATGGCAATCGAAGAAAAAGTAGTTCAGTCTGAGTCTGTGACTCCTACTGATCAGTCCGTGACTGAAACTCCTTCACAACCAACACAACCAAACGCACCTGATCTTACTGCTGTTAAAACACAATATGAAGAACAGATTGCAGCACTAAAAAAACAAATCGCTGAAGGCGAAGAAAAATTTAAAGGTGCAAAAAATAAACTTGATGAAGTTTATAAGAAAAAAGAAGAGCAACGAAAACAAGAGTTAGAAGATCAAGGTCAATGGAAAACTCTTTGGGAAGAAGCAAATAAAACTGCTCAAGATAAAGACCAGCAGATTTCTACTTTGTCTCAACAATTAGAAGACATGAAAACTTCTAATGAAATGGCATCAACAAAAACTACAGCACTTGCAGCTATTAGTAATCAAGGTGCTATAAATGCAGAACAAACATTATCATTACTGCAAAGTAAATTACAACGAAATGCTGAAGGCAAAGTAGTCGTACTTAATGGTGGTGTTGAACAAGATTTAAATGTTTATCTTTCTACTCTGAAAAATCCTGGTAGTGGATGGGAGCATCACTTCAAACCAAGCAGTGCTGCTGGTATGGGTGCAAAGCCTAGTCCCGTATCAAATGTGTCAGGTGGAACAGATAATCCTTGGAAGACTGGCAATTTGACGCAACAGCTTATAATGGAGAATGAGAACCCCGACCTCGCAGCCGTGCTGAAGAGGGAGGCTCAATAAAAATAGTTAGTTTCCGTGAAACTAATGCCCTTATCTGTGATTAGGGTATCGCAAAACTTATTAAGGTAAATCTGAATGGCTGCTCCGTTTCAGAATTATACTGGCGGTGTCCTATTAGCGGATGTCGTTAAGAGAAATAATTTTAGTACTTACGTTTCCGAAGCTATCAAGGAGCGTAGTGCTTTTATCAAGTCTGGTGCTGTTGTACGCAACTCACTTCTTGATGCAACAGAAGGTGGAACAAGAATCCAAGTTCCAGAATTTAACCCAATTGCTCCAACAGAAGAAATTCTAACTGGTGCTGCTGGATGGGGTACATCTTCTGGTGGTTACTTAACACCACAGAAGATTGGTACTGCAACACAGGTTGCAACAATCTGCCACAGAGCATTTGCTTATGCTGTAGATGACGTTGCTATTTTGGCTGCTGGTGAAGATCCAATGGGTCACATCAGAAACCAACTTGCAGATGCAATCAACAAACTAAACAACGCTAGATTATTCTCACATTTAGCTGGTTTATTTGGAACTGCATTAGCAGCAAATAAAATAGACGTAGCAAAAGCTGGTGCTAGTGCTACTGAAGTTAACTTCTTAACAGCTTCTACAATCGCAAGAGCTAGAAACTTACTAGGAGAAAGAGGAGAAGATCTCGATATTCTTATCGTGCATCCTTCTGTTGCTTACTACCTATATCAGGTTGGTATGTTAACATTTTCTACTTCTGCATTATCAACTGGAACTGCCCTTCAATGGGGTGGCGGTGGTGTTGGTATCAGTGATAGAGCCGTTGGTGAATTTGCTGGTTGTACAGTTGTTGTTGACTCTGCTGTTAACACAGTTGCACCATCTAGTTCAAGTGGTCATCAAACTGAGTTCTTCTGCTACCTAACAACATCAGGAACAATTCTTGAAGGTAATCAGCAAGCACTAAGAATCGAAGCTGAAAGAAACATTCTTTCTAAGCAAGATGTTATGTCTGTTGACTATCACAGTGCTTATCATGTTATGGGTACTAAGTGGAATGTTGCTGACGACAACCCAACCAATGCAAACTTAGCAACAGCTAACAAGTGGGCACTTACATATGATGCTGACTTGATCCCATTGGTTCAGATCACAGTTAACTCACCTCTTGATACATCAACATATTAATCGTAAGATTAATTTGGTGGTCAATAAACCTCATCAAATATTGGTGGGGTTTTTTCTTTACGCTACAATAAAACTAAATTACTCTTTGAAATCGTGGCAGCTACTATAACAGCAATATTATCAAGTGCTTCTGCAAATAGCTATGTCACATTGACAGAAGCTAATCTTTATTTTGAAACAGTTCCAGATTCAACAACCTGGGACAATAAAAGCAATGACCAAAAAACTAGAGCATTGATAGCAGCTACAAGATGGATTGATAGTTTTGTTTATTTTGGAGATAGATGTGATCAAGGTCAGGCATTAAAGTTTCCTAGAAATAATTATCAGGTAGATGATGTAGAACTAGCTTGTACAACAATTCCTAATAATATTAAATATGCACAGTATGAATTAGCTAGAGCCTTGGCAAATGATACCGATGCTATTACAGGGAATGTGGGAACTAATGGGAATATTGCTGAAGCAAAATTAGGAGATTTAGAAGTTAAATATAATACTGCAAGTCAGGGTGCTGGACCTGTAAATAATATTATGGATGTTTATCCTTGGTTACAAAGTTATCTTGGAAGTTATATGATTGGTGGAGCAGGATCTTTCCAAATGAGGGTAGTCAGAGGATAGTATGTCTTTAATTGATAGTACATTTAAAGGATTACCAGAACAGTTATTAAATACATTTGGTATTGATATTACTTATATAAAAACTGCTACATCGCAAACTTATAATACTTCTACAGGAGAAGTAAGTGGATCTGATACTAATATTTCTGTAAAAGCCATAATTAGTAGTATGTCTGGGTCAGAATATGAAGGTAGTAGTCAATCAAATGATTTAAAAATTATTTTTGGTAATAAAGAGTTAGGTACATATTATCCAAAGGTTAAAGATAGGATTCAATATGCAGAAGATGGAGTAAATAAAGTTGCAAGAATTATCAGTATTAATACATCTAGAGGAAATAATCCTATACTTCATACAGTTATTGCGAGGCCACAATAATGGGAAAAGGTAGTAAAGAGTTATCTGAGTTAGATAAAGAAATTACAAGATTTGCTACAAATTTTTTAAATAATGGAGTAGTAAGAGGTGCTGAAGATATCGTAAAAGGTCTACAAAATGCTGGCCCTTCTTGGACAGGTTTATATTCAAATTCATGGCAAATTGAAATAGCAGGAACAAAAAAAACTGGTACTCGAAGAGAAGGAATGCCTAAACCTATTGAATTTCCAGATTTTACAGAAAAAGATGTAAAAGAATTAATGTCTAAAAAAAATGTTATTGAATATGAAATAAAAAATTTATCACAACGTGCAGAGTATGCAGAAGATAAAAAATTAGGAAGATTTAGAACTG